GGTAGTGGGCCATGTATTTGCGTTCCAGTTTCATGCTTCCAACTCCTTCGTATGGATCGTGATTTGGATCTGGTATCGTGCTGCGTTGGCATCAGCACTAGTTAAAATACCAGCGTTGCTGGCTTCGATTTTTTCCACTTCATAACCAGCAATCTGTGGATAATTGTGCGCACGCTCTGCACCCCGGAGCCAGTTGGCCAGGTTGGCGAAAAAATCCGCCGCGGCAATGTTGCCCTTGATGGCTGCGCCATAGGGGAGCTGCGCCACAAATGTGAGCTTGTAGATGGCGTGGTCAATGCCCAGAATATCCTCCCGGTGGGTTTCGCCCGCCGTGCAAAGGGTGTATTCTGTGGCCTGGCTACCCAGGTAGTTGGCATTGAACCGATCGGTCTTATCAATCAGTGGGCAATGTGCCCGCAGCCACGCTCCGGTGGCATCAAGTGCGTTCATTCTGCGTGTCCTCCCGCGATCTGTGCGGCACCCCGGATGATTTCATCCCCGTGGTCAGCCCAGCTGCGCTGCGCCCAGTAAGCCCCGCGCATGGGGGCACCGTTGAAGTTCCATTCCGGGTGGGACCAGATGGGCCGAATGTATGGCGTTGCATACACAATTTTGCCGGAACCGATAACGCTGTTTGTGATGGCGCTGTCCTTTGCGGCACCGGTGCGGAAGGGTACATAGGGGTCTGTTACCCGGATGAAGGAGGAATCCACAAACTTTTGAGCCGGGCTCATTGGCCCCAGCCGGCGTTGAATCTCCTGATCCAGCCCGGAGAGATCGATCTCGACGTCAAAATCAATGTGCATCAGTGCGCCTCTACATACCAGTGCGGATTGCGTCTCTGCCCGCGGTTGTCGTGGACGGCCAGCACGGTCAGCTGGGTGCCCTCGTAGGTGATGTGGTCACCAGGGCGCAGCGTCCACGCTGGGGCGGCAGGCGCGCTTTCCTGGGAGCCCCACTGGGTGGGGGTGATAAACGTGTCGTCTACGACAACGCCCGATTCTGGGGCCTCTGGGCGGGCCGACGTGCTGTGCCTGCAAAAGATGCGAATCTGCATCACCGAAGCAGCACTCAAACCATCCGCGTTTGCTGCTGCAATGGTCTTGGCGTGTACGCTTACCCCCGATAACAGGGTAGTGACCTCTGTCTCCTCGTCCGTTTCGTTATTGCAAAACAAGCAGGACAAAAGCACAGACTTATCTGCAAGCAAGGGCATGTGTGTACCTCCAAAAGTCAGCGTCTCGCGCGGGAATGGTAGACTGCACCAGCAAGGAGCATCCAGTTGGCTCCCGGAGCACCGAGGGTCTGCCGGATAATCTGCGCGCATCGGGTAACGTATTCCTTGCGGGTGTCCGAAGCGGCGGCGTAGCTTTCACTGTAGCCATCATTGCTGGAGCTGGTAACGGCCCCACTGCCGGAGCTTTCTTCTACCTGCGCCTGCTTGGTGGCCTCGCTGATCAGCAGTGCTTCGCAGTCCAGCAGGTACTTGATGCTTACGGTGTCTGCCGCAATGGCTGCCCGCCAGTGCGTGGCTTCCATGATCTGCAGCGTAGCCTGCGCTGCTGCGCGCGGAAAGTCGGATTCTGCAATGTCTGCGTATCCGTAAGCGCAATAGTCTGCATAAGTCAGCCAGCTGTCCACCATGGTGCTTCTCCTGTCTGTTAAGCGCCCAGCTTGTCGGCGCGGATTTCGATCTTGCCGATACGCACGTTCTGGTGCTCGAAGCGCAGCGCCCAGTTGGCCTTGGCGGTGAATTCAGCGTCGGTCGGGGTCTCACCGGAGATGTTATCGGCCAGGAAAGACACGCCGTTCGGGTGCAGAATCCAGCTGCGGGTGTTGTACAGAATGTCGGTACCGCCGCCCAGCTCCGGGTTGTAGTCGGTGTAATCCGGGGTGGTGACGGCAGGGGTGGCCTCCAGGAAGCAGCCCTGACCGAACAGGTAGCAATCGTAGATGGTAACTTTCTTCTTAGGCTCGGAGGCACCCTCTTCGATCACATGGCTGGTGCCACGGTCATTCACGATGACGATCAGGCCGTTGATGGTCGGCAGTTCCACTTCGCGCTGGAGCACGTTGGTGATGGTGTACTTGTTGTAGTCCACCAGGCCCATTTTCTGGTACTCAGCAAAAATCTTGGAGTGCATGACGAACAAGCCAAACTTGCGGGCAAACTCGCCCAGCGCTGCCTGCTGGCCGTCAATCAGCAGGCCAGAAGTTACGCCACCGGTGGCAGTCATGACGTGGGATGCCAGGCCGCTCAGCTGCAAGACGGCGTCTGCGGTCTTGACCAGCAGGCCCTGGCGGTACACACGCCAGTACTGGGCGGTGTGACGGGCTACAGCCTGAATGGGGTTAGCAGCGGTCAGTTCGCGTACCAGCTGGTTGGCCTTCCAGGCTTTCATGCGATCCATACGGATGAAGGACTGCTTGCCGCCGGAGATCTCGACGGGGGTGTTGTTGGTGGTACCGTTGCGAACCAGAGGTGCGTCGGTGTCCGGATCCAGCGGGTTGTAGAAACGAGTGGTGCCCACCGTGCCGCCGTTATCCAGCAGGGTGGTCATGTTGGTGTCGGATGCCAGGATACCGGAAGCGATGATGCTGTCGGTGAACACGGGTTCCTGGTCCACAAAAGAGCCATAGACTTCCGGGTCAAACGGGAAGCCGCCAAAAGTGCCAGTAGGCATAGGTTATCCTCCTCAGTAAATGGTGTGTGCAGCTGCTCGGCTCTTGGCCCACAAATCGGCAAAGAGCGCGGGGTTCTTGGCTTTGAGTTCCATGCGTGCCATGTAGTCCATCATTGCAAACTCTTTGGTTGTGGGGTCGCTGCCGGATGCAGTCTTGGTATTGTTGGGTTTGGGCACAACAACCTTGCGGGAAGTCTGCCCATCGTCCTGCGGATCTTCGGGAGCCTTGGCGAACCAGTGAGGTTTGGTCTGAGTTTTCAGCTTGTCCACGGCTGCGCGGATGTCAGCATCCAGATTGGAGCTGCCGCGCAGTGCCGTGTCCTGGGACAGCAGGTTGATTACATCATCCGCATCGATCGCCCCCGCATCCTGCGCAGCGTTCCGAGCAAAATCGCGGAAGCGGTAATCTGCGGCCTGCTCAGCGAGCTGGGTCTGCAGCTGCTGGACCTGCTGGAGTGCGGATGCCAGGTCAGACGGTTTCTGCGTACCGAATGCGGCCAGGCCCTGCTGGGCGGCGTTCAGCTGCTGCTGGAGGGCCTCCTCGCGGCTGTGTGCGGCTGCGCTGTCCCTGCCTGCCAATGTCATGACGGCGTCTACCTGGGCTTCGCTCAAGCCCTCGATTGCTCTCAGATCTTCACGTTTCATAGGTTCCTCCCTTTGGGCTACGGCATGTTTTCCGTCCTGCCACGACGACGCCCAACCCGCCCGATTCCGCTCGGCGTCAGCGATCTTGAGATTATCGTACCATGGTTTCCGGAGGAAAATGTGACAACTTTTTTCCATGCTGTGCGTCAACCGTGTCAACCATGGCAACCAATTTCCTATAAGACCCTTACGCGTGGGTATACGTGGGCGTATCCCTTATTTATTTATTATTTATATTTTATAGTAATATTTGGTTGACATTAGTTGACAAGGGTATATTAGAACGATAACTCGTGATTTATGCGTCAACCGTGTGCGTCAACCGCGTCAACCATGGCAACCAAAAACCAAAGCCCCCGGAAGCTCAAAAACTTCCAGGGGCTTTGGTCATTTAGTGAATGGTTTTCCGTGCTCTTCCAGGTAGGCGTCCATGGCTTTTTTCAGCACTCCGCTTACGGTGTCACCGTTTTCGGCAACCACCTGTTTGGCGTGGGCGGCATAGTCTCGGTGGACCTTGCAGCCCAGAACGCAGCGGTTTGCTTTTTCCCAGTCATTGCGCCATTTCTTTTGTTTTTCGGTCAGTGGCATTGTCTCACCTCCTAATCGGTATTATACCACGGTACTGCTATGGTTCAACCGTACTAAATTACACAAGAATTTCGTGTACACCTTGTGCAGTTTAGCGTCTTGCAAAGTCAGGCAACCAGAGCTAACATACACACGATCCAAGAAAAATGACGGAGGTAAACGAAAAAATGAACGAAATCCTGAATCAGAAGTTCGGCGTAGAGGTCGAGATGTACAATATCTCTCGCTCGAAAGCTGCCCAGATTGTGGCCACTACCCTGACGGAACTGACCGGGGTAGCCTGGAATTATTCGCTTCCCGGCATGCACCTGGATGAGCGAAGAATTTACCCTGTCAGCGACCCGACCTGCCACGCTGCCTGGGAAATCGAATCCGATAGCTCGATCCGGGCCCGCAATGCATGGGAGCGCACGGAACTGGTCAGCCCGGTTCTTACCTGGGAGCAGATGCCATTGCTGCAGCAGATCATCCGTAACCTGCGTGCAGCAGGCGCAAGGAGTGACCCAGCGCATCAGTGCGGGGTGCATGTTCATGTTGATGGGGCAGGGCATACTGCCAGGAGCCTGCTGAACCTGACCAATATCATGGCCAGCCATGAGCAGCTGCTGATTGGTTCCATCGGCATTGCACCTGCTCGGATGCACTGGTGCCAGACGGTAGATCAGAACTTTCTGCTGGCGGTCAATGCTCGCGCGCCTCAAAGTCTGCATGACCTGGAGGTAATCTGGTATTCGACGCAGACGGGCTATGCTCACAATGTGGGGCACTACGACCAGACCCGTTATCATATGCTTTATGCGCAGAAAAAAGTTATGCTGAGAATCTTTTAGAACAGACGTTACTTCGAGACTGTTCACCAGAAATCTCAGCATAATTTTCTACAAGGTCTTTAAAAACGACTTTAAGTCAGGGTCGTCGTTCCAATCCGGCATGGCAGGCGTATTCATCCTCGTGTCCATTGTTTCTAATGCCTTGCGCCGGGCTTCGGGATTAGCTTTTGCGTAAACCTGTGTTGTCTCAATAGATTCGTGCCCTAAAAAGTCACGAATATAAATGAGATTTTTGCCTGCCTCAACAAGATGCATTGCTTTAGAATGCCGGAGACAATGCGGTGTAATCTGCGGAAAAAATGAACCCACCGCAGTATTTGCTTTGTGGATATATTTTGCTAGCACGTAGGAAACACCGCTGCGAGTCAACTTTTTCCCTTGCGGATTTGTAAACAGCTGGTCATTGCGGCGTTCTGGTATATCAAGATGGTTCTCACAAATGTATTGGCGCAATACCTGTGCACACGGTTTGGTAAGCGGAACATCTCGACTTTTTCGCCCCTTCCCTAATAAATGTACAACCGGTAGTGAATCTATTCGGATATCGCAGATTCTTAAATCGCAAAGTTCCTGCACTCGTGCAGCTGAATCGCAAAGGAGAAGAAGCATCGCCAAATCTCTGCGACCTTTTGGCGTGGAAATATCAGGCTGTTCCATTAGAATATCGGTTTGCTGGTTACTCAAATATTGAACCGTCGGCTTTGCTGCTTTTTTGCTGTCAATTGAAAGAATGCGCTGACACAGAATCATTTCATCCGGGCATTCAATTTGTACATATTTTGCAAATGACTTCAGCGCAGCAAGTCGTTGGTTTCGAGAAGATATACTGTATTTGCGTTCAGTTTCAAGATATTGTAGAAATTCAAGAATCAGTTCGCGGGAAAGGTCGTTAAAAAGCATTTTCTCTAATTTAAAGCCACAATACTTTTCAAGGTAGCCA